ATATGCGATTTGTTTTTTATTTACCGTTAATTTGTCACCCGGTTTTACTTTTGATTTACTATTTATATTCATTGTATTACCTTTTATTTAGTGTTAATGATTCATTCACTAACTGGATAAATATATTTTAGCCGGGTAATTAATGCAAATTGTTTTTTTATTATTATAATATATGATTGCGCGCGTACGGTGACCCCCTTTTTACATGGTGGCACGCTTACCGATCCGCTAAATGAAACATCCGCAAATTTAACCGGGGCGGAAGGGGGGCTAAATGACCTATAATATATATTATGTATAATTACTCTCTTGTGCCTACCCTTCCCCGTTCGTAATTTCTATCCATTGATTTAGTAAAGCCCCGGTATACCAAGAGCGTAAATAGGGGTTTGCACGAAGTGGCTCATAAATTTTTTCTCAAAGTGGGGGGTTATGACCAGTATCGATTTCCTATCCGATGAAGACGGTAAACGCCTGGTAGATGCGATTGATATCGCCGGGGAGTTTCACCAGAAGACCAGACAACTCATTAACGGCCTCTTATTTGATCAAGAATACGAAAACTACTTCAATGCGGGTCGAAGGTGGGCTGCGCGATTATCTAAGCGAGAAATGGATGTTGTAGTGATGAAATTGCGTGGATTATCCTTTTATTCAATCGCGGATATCCTGGGACTGCACCCATCCTCTACAAAAACTTATTGGACGCGTGCGATGAATAAGAAACCCGCTATAACATGATCGATATAAAACACGCTGATTGTTTATCAGAATTAAAAGACATGATGGACGATCAATTTGATTTAGCAATTGTTGATCCGCCTTATGGATTGGGACATAAGATACAAATTACCGCTGGTGGCCCAGGGATTCATAAACAAAAGCAATGGAACAATAACATTCCCCCAAAAGAGTATTTTGATGAGTTGCATCGGGTATCTAAAAACCAGATAATTTGGGGATGTAACTATTTCCAGGGATATATTCCCGCTACGAGTGTAGGTCGTATTATCCATGATAAGAAAATGGATCATATGGTTAATACAAACTTTAGATTTTCTGAGGCTGATCTGGCCTCATGCAGTTTGCAGAAAAGAATTACGATATTTCGATACTTATGGAATGGTAATCGCCAGGGGAATACAGTTAATTGGAAAAATACCGGAATTAATAAGAGAATTCACCCTACGCAAAAACCGGTGGAACTTTATGAGTGGTTATTAGATAATTATGCTCAAGAAGGTGATTCAATATTAGATACTCACCTGGGTAGTGGATCTATAGCAATTGCCTGTCATCGGTTAGGGTTTGATTTAACAGGATTTGAGGTAGATGAAGAATATTACAATGGTGCATTAGAGCGATTAGAGGAATTTCAGCAACAACAGACGATTTGGGACTAATTCTATGTCAACCGTTTTAACTAATAAGTAGAAATAAGGAGCGGAAATGGCCGCAAGGATTGAATATAGGAATTCAACATCAAAACAATTGGCTCAAAGACAGAAAAATTTAAAGAATATGTGGAAAAAGGGCGTGCGTCCGAAAGGAGCGGGTCCTATTCCCGCAAAAGATGTTATTGACGAAGAAGAAGTGCGGCAATTAGCTGCAATTGGGGCAACAAAGCAAGAAATTGCAAATTTTTATGGTGTTTCGAGGGATACAATTCGCAGACACTTTAAAGACGCGGTAGATAAGGGGCATCAGGATGTTAAATTGTCTATTCGCCGCGCACAGATAAAAAATGCCGTAACAAACGGTTCAAATACGATGTTAATATGGTTAGGTAAGCAACTTTTAGGTCAAGTTGATAAACAAGAGGTGGACCATAACCATGTTATGAAAGATTTGTTAAGAGATGTGGGATATGAAGATAATCCCAGACTCAATGAAGGGGAACAAAAACAGCTAATTGAAAAAGGTACTGAACAAGAAGAAACTGTGGAAGAAACTGGGGTATGAACCCTCAAAAAATCAGCTAAAATTCCATGACTCTGTAAAGCGTTGGCGCGTTTTAAACATGGGTCGTAGATCAGGAAAGAGTTACTGCGCTGCTTTTGAGATTATGCCTTATTTGCTTACGCCGAATACGCGTGGCTGGGTTGTTTCGAAAACATATGATTTAGCCGATAAGATCACGCGAATCGTAAAAGAGGAATTATTCATTAAGATGAAGATTCCGATGGCCGCCAAGAAACAAGTAGGGGGTCAACTGTTTTATGTTAAAGTAGCGGGTCTAAATTCTGAACTATGGGTGAAGTCGGCGGAGAATACAGACCAGTTGATCGGTGAAGGGTTAGATTACATGATCATAGATGAGGCCAGTAAGATACCTCAACGAACTTGGGAGCAATATCTTAGGCCAACCTTATCAGATCGAAATGGATGGGCAGCTTTTGTTTCTACTCCCGAAGGATTCAACCACTTTGAGGTTTTGTTCCGCAGAGGCCAAGATCCTTCTTTTAAAGAATGGGAGTCATGGCAATTTCCTTCGTGGGAATCGCCATTTTTTAAAGATGATATTGAAGAACTTAAAAAAACACTTACTAAAGAAACTTTTCTACAGGAATTCGCGGGAAGTTTCGTTTCCTATGCTGGAAAAGTATACGGTGATTTCTCCCGGGAAGATAATGTACGGTCAGATATCAAGTACAACCCTGAGTTACCCTTATGGTGTTCGGTGGATTTCGGTTATCGCCAACCAAGCGTTGGATATTACCAGATCGACACCATCAAAGGACAAGAAGTCGTATATCTTATTGACGAAATCAGTCACGAAACCGAAGTGACTACATCTGATTTGATTAAAATGATAAAAGCAAAGCCGTATGGCGTACGAGGTGTTGATCGATTTGTAGGTGATCCGGCCGGCGGGCAGAGGCAGAGTCAAACAGGGGAAAGTGATTTACAGCAATTTGCAAAAGCGGGTATGCGCTTACGATATAAGAAGGATAAACACTCCAGAAGTATCATAAATGGCATAAATCATGTAAGAAATTTTATAAAAGCCGCAGATGGAACCGTGCGTTTCTTTGTTTCAGACAAATGTATGGGCCATATACAAGATTTTGAGAATTATCGCTATCCAGAGAGGAAAGATCAAAGAATATTGAAAGAAGAACCGCTAAAAGATGGATTTTACGAGCATGGTTGTGATGAAATGCGCTATTTTTTCATTAATCACTTTCCTATTAAGCGAAAAAAAGCATTTTTATTCGATTTTTAGAGGAAACATATGTTAATACCAGACCAATCACTTGAAATTGTCCAGGGTTCAGCAATGGATGCTATACTGAAGTCAGAACTGGACGCAAACAAAGAGAGGGAGAAGGCGCTCGATTACTGGGAGCATACTTCTACTGATCAATACATTAAAGAATTTTTTAGAGGAGATTCATTATCACAGGTTCCGATATTTACCAGCGGTTTAACCCGCAGAGTAGTATCGGCTGCATCCCAAGTGTATCGCAAGATGCCTAATTATGATACTGATTCTCGTTATATTGAAATGAGCAGCGATCTATGGCGTCAAATGCGCCTTTTAGAACAAATGACATTCTTATTGGGAACTGTCGGACTCCTTACATCGTATTCGGAAGAAAAAAAGAAACTTGAACATTCATTGTTATTGTTTTTTGAACCACTTTTCTTACCCGGTAGTAATAAACCTTTTGGTGTTGTATATCAAACTGAAACTCAAGGGAAAAGTCGCGTGGAATCAAGAAATCACCGTTATGTCGTTTGGACAGAGGGTGTAGATGGAAAACCAGGACTTCATTTTTCATTCGATCGCGATGGAAATATATATGCACCGCATAATAATTCCAAAATGCAGAATCCTTATGGCGATATGATTCCAATTACATGGGCGCATCGTTATCAACCTCTGCGCGATTGGGGTGGTGGTACTGGCGCAATGGATATTGTAAAAGCAAACCAACAATTGGACTTAGCTTTAACAGAATTAAGTTTAGCACTTCGTTTTGGAGCGATTGGCATTCGTTATGTTACAGGTGTTGATTCAGACGAACTTATATCAGTTGGCCCAGATAAGATTTTAGTATTGCCAGAACAAGCTGCAATGGGAAGTTTGGGACCAAATGTATCATTGACAGAATTAATTGAGGCGGCAAAATGGATGGTTTCCCAGGCGATGCATAATAACAATATTCGCCTAAGATGGAATGATGAAAAAGGAAACTCTCCATCTGGCGAAAGTTTGCGCGTGCAAGAAATCTCAACTCAAGAGGATAAAGAGGCAAGCAAAGAGATGGTTTGGCGTCCTTTTGAGCATGATCGCTATGAAGTTGATCGTAGGGTGTTAGAAGTAAAAGCAAATATCAAATTACCCGATGATTTTTCGGTGGATTTCATTGAACCAGATATTTATTTAAGCCCAACTGAGCGCCGTGAAGAATGGGCATTTAAATGGGAGAATGGATTGGCGACTAAGAAGGATTGGTTTAAAGAAACATATGGCGCTGATTATCCTGATGATAAAATAGAGGCTAAAATGGCCGAGGCATCGCAAGAGGCTGCGGGTCCACAAAATGAAGAAACAAATCCACTCTTAGCACAACTCGCGGCTCCAGTAAGTGGCTAAGATTGAAGATCTTGTCCTAAACGCATCGCAAAACTATGCAAATGCGATTGGGATATCCATTGACCAATTAATTGACCATGTTTTAGACCTTTATAAAAAAGGATATGATAAAGAGAGCGTTGTAAGCATTCTTTCTCAGGTTGATTTGGAACAAGTGGTCTACAAAGGGGCTATGGTAAGCGCCGCTGTAGAAGAATTGATGGGAGCATATCCCGCTGTGCTAAAAAGCATGGAAATGACCGGTTCTATGACAGGTGAATTCTTGGCGGCGATGGAGCGAGCCGAGAGATCAAGTATTATAGCATATAGTAATGGAATTATACAGGAAACACGGCGAAGATTGATGGGTCATGTGTTAAAAGGCTCATCCAGGGAAAGAATGGCCTATGATTTATATCAATCTGGCGTTTATTCACAGCGTGAAGTTATTGCACACATAAATACGACTTTATCCAATTATTCTCGCGCAGTTGTAGTAAAAATGAGCGAATCTGACCCTCGGGATCGTAAATATCACTATCTTGGGCCACTTGATGAAAAAACAAGGCCAATTTGCCTTGAAATGTTAGCTGCTGGCGAAGTGGAACTGGGCGATATTGATAATTTATTCCCAGGGTCTTTATCGGATGGCGGTGGTTGGTCTTGTCGACATCGGTGGACTCCGGTTACTGAGTTTTCTAAACCCGAACAAAAAGAGGATCAGGCTTGGAATAGAATGAGTGAATTAAAAAGGCGTAAAAAATGGCCTTCCAGAGTTGAAACATTGCAACAATATCAAGAAAGAAGACAAGATGCCGTTTAGAATGAAAATGGTGGGAATCGAGGTAGATCCAGAACGATTAAGTAAGTTTCCACCGAATTTTATGAAAAACTTAGGGGAAAAAGTGTGTGATTTGATTAGAAATCATGTCCGAGTGGGTGGGAATGATGTATTTGGTAAAAAATTACGCCCA